ATTACAGTGGCATCAATATAAGTACTGATGATGCATTGCGCAGCTTAAATCCTGAGTTAATACAAAGTATATACGATGGAGAATTGCGAAGCAGAAAGCAGAAGAAGAGAAACTTAGAAGCCAAAGTAATGTTAAAGCAGTCAAAACTATAATAGGAGTAGGCGATAGCCGTCCACTCCTTTAAAAATGAACATGGCCTCGATTCTGAGGCCGTGTCGACAAGGGCAGGAAGCCCGCGTCAGCATCAATAACTAAGTGAGGTTAAAAGAATGGCAGAAGTAAAACTTTATAGTATCCGTGACTTGGTAGCTGGTGAGTGTGGTCCTATCTTCACCGCCAAAAACGACGGTGTAGCTATCCGTCAGGTGTGCAATATGATGTACGATGTTGTAGATGTAGCTGATTATGCTCTGTATTGCGTTGGAACGTTCGACACAGAAGAGATGGTGCTTGTGGATAAAACTCCGCATGAGATTGACTTCCACTTTGTACATGCTCAGTATTGTAAAAAACTTGAAGAGCTTAAATCTCGGCAAACTTATATAAGTGAGGTTAAATCATGAGCAAAAGAAATGTGTTTTCTGAGGTTGGCGGTTTACACCCCCGAAGGTCGGTGTTTGACCTCTCCTATGAGAAAAAATTGACCTGTGATATGGCTCAATTAATCCCTGTTATGTGTGATGAGGTTGTACCTGGAGATGTGTTTAAAATTGGTAATCAGGCTGTAGTCCGTTTCCAGCCTCTCGTTGCTCCAGTACTGCATGAGATCAATATGTATGTACATTATTTCTTTGTCCCGTACCGTATATTATGGGATGATTGGGAGGATTTCATATCCGGCGGTGTTGACGGTCAATTTTCAGACCCGATCCCTGAGTGGGAACCTACAATAACAACAGAGGGATCCCTCTGGGATTTCTTCGGTCTGCCTGTTGGCGTGGATCCAGACGGAGCCTATCCAATAGACTTCCCCCGAAGAGCATACAACCTTGTTTATAATGAGTATTACAGGGACGAAAATTTACAGACTGAAGTTGCTCTCTCAAACGAAACTATACTTAATAGAGCTTGGGAGAAAGACTATTTTACAAGCTCTCTACCTTGGCAGCAGAGAGGCACTGCCCCTGCATTGCCTATTTCTGGTTCTACTACAGCTGTATTTGCAACTGATACCAATGCTAATGTAGCATCTCTAAATTATAACAGTGCGTCTAATCGAATTATCACTGGTTCTGGTACTGCTCATGCTCTTGCCGCCAATACAGTAGATTTATCTACAGCATCAACTTTTGATATTGCAGACCTTCGTCTTGCCTTTCAGATACAGAAGTGGATGGAAAGAAACGCAAGAGCAGGCGTTCGATATACTGAGTTCCTCCGTGCGCATTTTGGCGTTAGCCCACGTGATGAGCGTTTACAAAGGCCTGAATATATTGGAGGTAGTAAGGCTCCTTGCATTATCTCGGAGGTATTGCAGACATCAAGTACTGATGCAACTACTCCTCAGGGTAACTTAGCTGGTCATGGTATAACTGTGTCAGATGCTTATTGTGGCAAATATCACGCTCAGGAATTTGGTCTTATTATTGGAATCATGTCTATCATGCCTCGTAGCGCATACTCGCAAGGTATTGACAAACAATGGCTACGCAAGACTAAATATGATTTCTATTTCCCTGAATTTGCTAACCTGAGCGAACAAGCCATTTTAAATGCCGAAATATGTGCAACTGGTACATTATCTCATAATCAAGATATATTCGGCTATCAAGGCCGTTATGATGAGATGCGTACCAAAAACAGTCAAATAGTATCAGGTATGCGTACAACGTTCGACTATTGGCATCTTGGCCGCCAGTTTGACACTGGCTCTCCCCCGGTTCTTAACGAGGATTTTATTAAGTGCGTCCCTCGTAAAGACATCTTTGCTGTACCGTCCGAACCGGGGCTTATAGTAAACTTTGCGAACATAATTAAGGCTTTCCGTCCGTTGCCTTATATGGCCGTACCCGGTCTTATTGATCACAATTAAAACCTGGAATACTGTATAACCAATTATAAATTGGTTGTAAATATCAGCTGATTTTGTTAAATTTGGTAAACCAATAAAAAGGAGTTAAAAATGCAATTCCAAACAAAATACTCACACGAAAAGTCCCCGGGTGAAGTCAACCTGGGAAAAAATCTTGTAGAAAAAGCCGGTTATATACCGGCTCAGACAAGAATCGAAAACATGATTCTTGCTGGACAGAGATTAGTCGAACATCGAAAAGAAATGTATGATTTTTCCGACGGAAAAGACATCGATGAGAACTACATCGACCCTACAAGGTCAAAAAATTTCGATATGGCAGACGCTTTTCAGATTCAGCAGAATCTTGAAAACAATCGAAAGCAGAGTGAGCTTCTAAAAGCCTCCCAGACTGCAAAGGAAGGCTCAGGAGAGCCTCCAAAACAAAATGAAGGGGTAACTACCCCTGAATAATGAAACTGGGCTATATTCTTCTCTCGTTATGAATATAGCCCAGTGACACCAGAGGATTACTAAACATTTGACTGGATTGACAAATAATGTATAATAAAATCTATAAAAACATAAGGAGGAACAGTTGATGAGTTTATTTAGTGGCGTTGCTTCAATTGCTAGTAATATTCCCGGAGGTGGTGCAACGATGGGTGCTGCATCTTTAAATCCTGCTTTAGCTCTCGGCTTTGCCGATTCCGCTCAAAATGCTTATTTTAATTATAAAAATTATCAACTACAAAAGTCCACGTTTGATTATCAAAAAGACATGCAGGCTATATCTTGGGCTAGAGAAGATAATGCGGTCTCGCGCCGTGTTGCAGATTTAAAAAGAGCTGGATTATCTCCAGTTCTTGCTGCTGGTAGTGCTGCATCCTCAAGCTCTCCCATAGCAATGTCTGCTCCTCAAATACAATCTGTTAATATGAGTGAAAAAGCTATGTTCGTGATGTCCATGTTAAAAATGGAAAATGAAATACATAACACTATTGCTCAGAGAGATTTAATAAAAGCCCAGACTTATAAAGATATGGCGGAGGCAGGTATAAAAGCCCATGATTTGTCAATTTATGAAAAATCCGGAATGGCATCTAATGCTCATGGAATTGCAAAGGATATAAGAGATATCCTTGGCTTGCTTGGCACTAGCCCATCAGAAACAATCAAAAAAGTACAAGGAACAATTGATAAAACAAAATTATTTCTAAACAATCCATTTCTCTTCCAAAAACAAAAAAACGAGGAATGGTTTCTACATAATGATACCATTACAGATAAAAATGGTAAAAAATTAACAAAAGAACAAAAAGCAAAATTATTACAGGAAGGTATAAACAGATGAAAAGACGTAAACGACGCACACGCAGAGTTAAAAAATATGGCGTTAGCCGAGGAGGAATCAGAATGTGAGATGTATTGTATACAACCAATTACCATACAAGTCCCAATCAAAGGCATCAAGGCCTTTCAGGACTTGGAAGTCCCTTGTGGCAAGTGTATCGGTTGCCGTATCGCCAAGCGTAAAGAGTGGTCTCTAAGGATGTTACACGAGTTAACATACCACCCTCAGTCATCTTTTGTTACTCTAACTTACGATGACTATAACCTACCCTCAGACAATAGCCTGAAAAAACGGCATTTGCAGTTATTTATAAAACGCCTCCGTAAAAATCTTGGTGAGAGAAGGATTAAATACTTTGCATGCGGTGAATATGGCGGACAAACTATGCGACCGCATTACCATGCAATATTATTTGGTTCCGGCTTAACCCGTGATGATAAAAACAGAGTTATCGACTGTTGGCCGTTATGCGATTGGACAAAACCCTCCATCAAAAAAAACAGCTTTGGAATAGCTGAACCCGACTCTATCAGGTATGTTGCTCAGTACATCGATAAAAAATTTACAGGCGATTTAGCCGAAGAGATTTATGTTAATCAAGGGATAGAACCCGTGTTTAGACTGTTATCCCAAGGTATTGGTCTAAAATATGCGCTCGACAACAAATCTCAAATAGAAGAGTTATCATACATAACTCTCAAGGGGGTAAAGCATAGCGTCCCTCGTTACTACATTAAAAAGCTTGGCTTGGATGTAGAAAAACTAAGAGAGCTTGCTCTCGTTAATGACTGCGAAAAAAATGAACATTACAGTGGCATCAATATAAGTACTGATGATGCATTGCGCAGCTTAAATCCTGAGTTAATACAAAGTATATACGATGGAGAATTGCGAAGCAGAAAGCAGAAGAAGAGAAACTTAGAAGC